TTTTCCTAAACCAATTGCAGCTACTACAATTTGATTCCAGAGAATTTTCATTTGTTTTGAAAATGAAGTCAGTTGTTTGTCAGCTACTTCTTGAGTAATTCCTCCAGCTTTCTTTAACTCTGCCTCATAATATTTTAATTGCTCTGTTGAGTTTAGCAGAGGAAGAATTGATTTTTGAGCTAATGCTTCAAAACCTAAATCTGAAAGTAGTGCTCCTACTTGTGGTCCTGTCATACCTGCAGAAGCTTTGTTAATGTCCTCTAGAATATCAATAAAATTTCTGTACTCTCCTGTGACTTTATCTATTGCATTAACACCATACTTTTCGAATTCTTCAGAATTATCTCTAGCTGCTTTTGTTAATAGTCTTACTGCTCTACCATATAAGTTACCTGATTCAGCAGCCTTTTTACCTTTATCAGCATATAGAGCAAGAATTGCTACAGTAGTTTCTAATTCACTGTTGATTGTCTGAGAAGCTGTAGCAGCATCGCTGGTAAGTGATTCTGAAAACTGCTGCACGGAAGCATTAGCAAGAGTATTTGCTTTTACTAAAACGTCCCCGATTTTAATCAGGTTCTTTTGATCTTGTGCAACATTCTTGGAAGACATACCTAAAGCAGATTGTGCATCTGTTAAAAGGTCTGTTGCTAGTGCCATGTCAAAAGCACCAGCAGTAGCAAAGGAAGCAACGGCTGGTAATAGTTTCATAGACTGTTCTGCATTCTTACCTGCAGATGCAAGGTAGAAGTAAGATCTAGCTAATTCTGTTGGTCCTTGAAGAACTTTACCACTTTTAGACATACCTAAAGCTGTATCAATCATTCTCTGAGTTTGCTCCTCAGAGACTTTCATGATAGAGGTACTTTCTACAATTGCATTATCAAAATCTGCAAATGCTTTTAGACTGAAACCGCCAACAGCTACAGCAGGTAGAGTAAATCCTTTGGACATTGTACTACCTAGGGATTTCATACCATTACCAATAGCTCTCACAGATTCTTTAACCATCTGCCTGTGGTGACGTACAAAATCTTTATGTAGTTTGTCTACTTGTTTTTCTACAGAATTAGCATATTTATTAGTAGCTGCATCTGACTGTTTTAGTGAAGTTAAATATTCACTATTCTTACCCATGATACGAACTACCATTCTATGAATTTCTGTTTCGTTCATGGTTTTACCTTTTTAAATCCTGCCCAACTAGCTTTAGCAATAGCTGTTCTGATTTTTATTTCTTCTTCTGTTGGTGGTTTTTTCTGAGAAGAAGATTTTGTAAAAGTAAGATCTACATCCTCAAATCTGATTGAGTTTGGGTCTTTTACATTAGTCCTTCTTACTTCTGTAGCAATCAAACGTAAGTAACTGATGTACTTATCCTGTTTTTCTTCCTCCTCATCTAAGAATAGATTCCATGCTAGGAATTCTATATGAGGAGTGTTTTTTAGACACTCCCCTATAGATTGAAAACCTCTGACATAAGCTTGCCTGAATACGTGCTTATGTCTGGTTAGGAGTTTTTTGCTAATTCTTCTTCATCAATTTCAAAAGCATCTTGTATAGCTTTATAGTCTGAAGAAGGAAGTTCACTAACGAAGTCATAGAGTTTAGAATAAGAGATGGGAGAATCAGGTAAGTCTAAAGCACTCTTTAGAGCCTCATTGAAGTCTTTATTACCTTCATGAAGATTACTTATCTTTTTAACTCTCTCAAAGAGTTGAGTAACGTACCTAGATGGCCATTCGAGTAAGGTTGTAATTGAGACATTCTTACCTGAGTCTTTTTCAGTTAGACAGTCAGCTACTAGAGAGGGTTCTACACTGGCAAGACCATCAATTTTTGTAGGAGAACCGCCTTTACCAAGTGTAAAGGATTTGAATGAATTATTACGGTAACTGATTGCTGCTTTTTCTGATGCTTCATGTAAGAGATACTCCACTCCTTTAACTACAACCAGAATAGGTTCTATTACAGGATCATCATCAAAGTTAATTACTTCTGACATTATTTAAGCCTTCCAAAATTTACTAGTAAAAATTAAGTTCCTGAGACACTCACAATCACTGGGATTGCTTCTGCAAAACTATTAGCTGAATCGATATTGGTTGCTACGATAGTAAATTGTGCTTCAGGATGATTACCCCTAGACATAGCTTGCGGTTGAAACACTTTTAGAGCAGCATAAACAGACTGAGTAGACCCGTCTGGGAAAGTTGTAGTCCAAGTTGTATTAACATTTATCAGACTTCTGATACTTTCCAGTACTGCAGGATCATAAGCAGCAGTACCAGATTTATCAGTTACAGATTTTAATCCTCTTGGATATTTTGTAGTAACCTCATCATTATGCATGGTGGTGATATCTACAAATTCATCACCATCCCATCCAGCAGGCTGCACTTCTTTTTCAAAAAAACCAATACTAGGATTAAGAGCACAAGCTATAAATGACTGATAGCCTTCTCTTAGCATGATCCCTGTAGGGTCTTGTCTGGTGACTGGTGTTGGTGCTGCCATTTTTTATACTCCTTTTTTATGAGTATTAGTTAGTAGATTAATAGTATGTATAAATCTTTTTGATGCTGGTTTATCAAAACCTACAGGTATTATAGATCCTGTTCGATTTACTGAAGGTATAACATAGGTTATTTCTTGTTGAGTTACTTTATGAGTTAATGTGACTTCTCTTAAGGCTAATCCGTCTAAAGCAATTGCTATGTTGTCAGCTTTGATTCTTCCTTCTGGTATTCCATTACTTCTAATTTTTATCTGACATCCAACAAACTCAATTAACTCTCCTGATGGTTGTAAAGTTCCTTGTATAACTCCTGTAGTATCAAAAACAGTTATATGATTATCTGGTTCTTCTGGTTCTGAGTAACTCCTAACAGGCCATGTATCAGAGGTGTGAATGTTTGCTAGGTTAAGATCTATTAGTAATTTTGCGATTATCTCACAAGGGGCGTGAGGGAGACTACCAGACATTTTATATTACTCTTTTTTCACAAAGGCAGAGCCTTTTAAGAACCCAAAGTCTACAGGTACTAATCTTTGACTTTCTCTTTTTAGTCTCAGAGCGGCTACATAAATAGCCTGTATTGGTTTCATCCCTGCTGCTACACCTTTAGCGATCATATAACCTAATTCAAACTGTAACTCTCTAGCTGGTTTTTCTAAAAATTTATTTTGTCCTCTTCCTTGAGGATCCCAATACTTACCCTTATGTGGTTCTTTTCTTGGTAGTCCTTTCCAAGACATTTTTGTATTTTCGTGAATCCAAATAGCATAATTTGCTGTATACCCGACTATCACAGAAGGATGAGCGTCTTTGATTACCTCTGCTATTTTCTTAGCAAATACTGCTCTGAGTTCCTGTACTCCCTCAATCCTTTTTAGACTCACCATGAGAAGACTCAATTTTTTCTAAGTAATTTTCTAGTCTTTCCATAACCTCAGTGTTTCTTTTTACAATAGAAGAAACTTGAGTTAGTGTCTGTGTCACTTCCACTAAAGTGGTAGATAGTGTTTGTTGCACATAATTTTCTATTTCATTTATTCTATCTAACATTTTTTCTTCTCGTTTTTGTCCTTGAAATACAAAGAACCAAACGAGAAGACCTAGCACACCATACTCAATTAGAGTTTTTGTGAATTGATCTTCCATTCTCAATTACTTTCTAAAGGTATACTCTCTTTGTACGCATTAATATTTACATAGTGTTGAGTATGCCTTGCTTTTATATCTGGTATCTTTCCTTTAGAGACTACTTCTTTAACATTTGTGATTTCAGAGTCACTAGGTTTTTCTGTTAGATCTCCTTCCCAAATCAGAGAACCTACTGGAATTTCTGATTGTGTAAAAACTCTACCTTCACTGATAATAGTGTTACCATTATTGTCTAAAACTTGCCTCTCTTTGTACTCCCATCTTGATTTGATAAGGTAAGGTTTTTTTACTACCTTCTCTCCATGCTCATTAGGTGTAGCAGGTTCCCAGACAATAGCATTTTGTTTTAAATTTGATTGTTCAAGTGGAGGCATTGTCTAAATTTCTGTCTCTTCCTAACCAGACTAAACCAATTGATTTCTTTCTACCTGCATTAAGATTGCTATTCATAATAGATAGACAACCAGACGTATCGAGTAGCATAGCTGTCTGTCCCCAATGTGTTGAATCTAGATACATTCCGGTCTTACCTTGAAATGAGGCAGAGGATTGACCTGTTGATTTAGATGCGTATGGTTGATCTCTAATTGAGTAAAGATGAGCAGCTAACCAAGTTTCTATATCAGTTAACTGAGATGTAGTCAGGGTTTTGTTTTTTACAGAAGCACAAGAAGCAATAGTGTCTACAATTGAGCTTGCTGTAGTGATAAAGATACTCAGATCAATTTCACAATCAGTTTCAACAACTGATTTAACTTTATTGCTATTTGTTCTACTCATCACTAATCAATTCATCTAGGGCATCTGCTAATTCTTGTTTCTTTTTATACTGCTTAGGATCTACTCCTAGTCTTTCAGCAGCTAATTTAAGTTCTGCAAAACTCATTGTATTGATTATTTCACTGTCAAGATTTGCAGGAATGCCACCAGATGAATTTACTTCTTCCTCTTCTTCTACAAGTTTTGTTTTATTTGACATTCTTTTTTGCAGTCTCTCAACTTCCTCTTGAGACAGTTTTTCAAATTTTGGTGTAATGCCTGCTTTATTATGTTTTGTCAAATCATTATCTGTCTCTACAATTTCACCATTCTTTTTACCCTTGCCATAGATACAAGGAGAACCGTCTTTGTTTTTTCCTTCAGAATGAGCACCTGTTAAAACTCTATAAAATGGCATGTCTAAAACTTTCTATTTATGCTTTTTAAAATTAAATTCTCCTCCCCCAAAACCTATCAAATAGGGGAGCAAAGGAGGAGGAGAAGAGACAGAGAACCTAAATAAGATTAAGATGTAGTACCGTGAGCAATACCACACTGTCCAAGATAGTCATCTTTCAGAAGTGGAACGTGAATAGCAGCAACTTTAAAGTTGATCTGCTCACCTCCCTTAGACTCCCATTGCATCACACGCATATCCATACCGTTAATAGCTTGAACTACTTTAGAGGTCATGCTCACCATTAAAACGGTAAATGTATTGGTCAAAAAGTCCAATCGTTTGATAGCTTGGATACCATCAATTTTCATCAGGTGATCTCTAAGAGTACCCGAAGAAGGTTCTGAGGAACTAAAAGTATTATCAAGGTACTTTGTGTAATCGGTACTATGATAAACCATATAGGGGCCTCTATGATTAGCATCTAAAAGCAAATCTCTTAGAGTTAACCAATCATCTTTGATAGTCTGTCCGTTACTTCCTGTAGGAGCAGTCATATCAGTTTTGGTAATACGTGCTGGAAAATTCGTATAACCATAAACTGTAGAAGTTCTGCCATACCCGGTACTAACTCCATAGGTCATGCCTGAGACAGTACCAATCACAGTTTTTTCTACTTTTTCTGCTACACGTCTTGTACAGTTCTCAATAGCGGTAACGTTAAGAGGCATACCGAGGTTACGAGAAGTTGCTAGTCTACGTCGAGAGATTGAAAATCCAGAATGAGTAATTGGTAAAGGGATACCTTCCAGAATGTAGCGATTAGAGTCAGATCCCCCTTCGCTAATACCATCAATATCTACAATTGCCTCACCATCATCTGAGATTTTTTCATACTCATAGATAGTATGTGCCATACCATCAAATCCTGAGATTTGACTTCTAGCCATAAGGTCAGACCATGCTACTAATTCTTCCCTTGCTACAGTTTGAACAGACCTGTCAAAGTTAATCCATTCATCTTTCCTGAGAGAAGTAGCATTTTGTACCGGATCATAAAAAGCAGTTCCGGGAAGGTCTTTTACTTCCACTTTTTCTAATACAGGTTCAAAAGTTCTAGTTTCTTTATTAAACTTTTTCTTTCCCGTATTGAGAATAACACAACGCCTACCCCTGTCATCGTAGAAAGGGCGTTTGCATCCTGTTTCAAATCTAACACGAGTAAGAGCCTCTCCTACTGCACCAGATCCTACACCATTTGTTACAAAGTCTGTTACATACATATTTTTAAAACCTCCATTGTTATTAACGTGTTATTAGGTATCCAAATTAGATTTAGTTCCCTGTATATCTCACATGTAACAGGTAATCAGCAGTAGGATCTGTGATTGTTTCCAGAGCTACAAAAGGTTCAGATTCCGGCGTACCTGTAGTGGCAATAAACTTACCTGTTCCAGTATCAAGAATCATTTTAGTACCGATAGCAATATCATCAGCAGTACCGGCAACATCGAGTACAAGAACGTTTAATTCATCACCCGGAAGAGGTTGATAGATAAAAATTCTAGAACCGTCTGCATAAGTTGAACTTTCTGTTTGTCCCTGATCATAATCAGGAACTACGATAAGCATCTCTGCTATATCTCCATCAGTACCGGGAGCAGCAAGTTCATAATAATATCTACCATCGTCAGCAGGTTCTGTAGCTGCTTTAAGTTGTACACATTGCCCGGGTTTTACAGTGCTACCTGAAATGTACCCTTCAATGTACCTACCTCTTGGATCACGACTAACTACAATGTCATTTCCTTTTGCCATTTATCCACACCTCCATAATTGAGAATTATTTATCTGAAATTTACTAGTAAAAATTATTATTCTAACCACTTCATCGGAGGAGGAGACATAGCAAGGATATCTTCTTCAGCTTCTTTTAGTTTTTCATCTTTGCTGCCGTAAGAAGAGTTATCTACAAACATACTACCACCAAAGTAGGAACCTTGTTCCTCATCAGAATCATTTTTCTTTACTTCTGGAATAGCGTCAGATAACAATTCAAGTTCTTCAAGCTCTTTAGTTTTTAAGTTTGTGATAAGTGCTTTTTTCTTTTCCTCATCACTGACATTAGCAACAATCTTAGTAATGAATTTCTCTTTTTCTTTATCCTCAATCTTTTGAGCATTTCTGATAATCTTTTGCATAGCAGGGTCTAAATCATCAATGGTCAAAGGCTTTGTTTGTTTTTCATCAATATTTTTACTAGTAGAATTTGTGGTCAAAACTTCTTCACCTTCTTTTTTCTCTGGTTGTTTTTCAGGGGTCAGTTGTTTTAGTTTTTCCTCAGAGAAAGCATTTAGAACTTCTCTATCTGTTTCTTCCCAACCACAACCACAATTCTTAATCAGGTTGTCAATTAGTCCTTTTTTAACTTCTTCTTTTTTCTTTTCCATTTCTTCAACCTTGTTTAAAACAGGAATAAATTCAACCTTCTTTATCACTTTAACAGGCGTTGATTCACTTAGTTTTGATAAACCATTTTCTTTAGTATAATCAAGCCTGAATAACTCACTATCTTTTTCAAAGATGATATACGTTTCATACACATCCTCCACCCAAATCATTCTATTTTCTGATTTGAATCTATCTTGTAGTTGCTTATTTAGTTCCTCTCTTATTTGGTTAAGACTATTCTCATTTTTTACTTTTGAATCTGTCTTTTTGTTGTTTACTCCACAACCATCCTTAATTGAACATGCTCCTTCCTCATTTTGAAGAATAGCTAGATGGTCAGGAATCAGATTACTCACTATATGAGTGTAAATAGTCTGTTTTCCGTTCTTAGCAATATAAATATTATCTTCAGTAGCATTTACTGGAGTCTTTTTAAGAGCTACACCAGTGCTTAATTCAATAGGTTGTTTTGTAATGAGCTTGTTATAGATCACAGAGTCGATTCTTCTGGTTTTTTCTATATCAAACCAAGCTTCTGTAGTTAACTCATCAGTAAATTTAGTATTGAAGATTAAACCTAGTCCATACTCAGCTATAATTTGAGGTTTTTTAGCTGTACCTTCAGGATGGTTTAATACAATTGGTGTAAAATCCCACAGAGGAGTAGAAGCTTCTACTTCGTCTTCTGGGTATAAGAGAGGCCCCTCACTACCACATAAAACTCCCGGAACAATTATAGTAGCTGGTGCTACTAAATAATTTCTTCCGTCAAAGTTTTCATAGCGAAGGTTACTAGACAAGATGTTGATAATTAAGTTTTCCATGTCAGGAATTATTAACTATCAACATCTAAAAAGTAAAGAAATGAATAGAGTTATTTAACTTGATAAGTTAATCAGGATATGTATCAAGTAGTCTTACATGCTGGTAATAAACTCTTGTGTAATATCTGGTATTAAGTATGTCTTCTCTTCTTGGTTTTAGTTTTTTTCTTATATTGCAGATATGTGTTTTTATTACATTAACACTTGCTAGATCATCAGGAAGTACTAGTAGTAATTCCTCTTTAGAGTGTTTTAATCCATCTGAAAAAACCTCTAATATTTTTTGTTCTGTTTCTGTAAATTGTTCTTCCATAATTTTTATTCAGTTGCTCCTTCTGAGATGAATTAGAAAATAGATTTAGGTCTTGATTTTGTTATCTTTAAATCTGCTCCCTGCCATTTAGAAAGTTTTCGTTTTGTTTCTAAACTCAGTTGTTTAGACCTCTCTTTACGAATAGATTCATCAATTGCTTCATTGATTTTAGTTCTAGATCTGATTTGTTTACTTGGATCTTCACCAACATTAGCAGGAAGAGGTACACACCTACAATTAGGGTGTCTTGGTAGTAGTCCTCGTATTTCTTGCATTGTAAAAACAGTACCTTCAAGAGGTACACACTGAGGACATACTCTAAGGTCACCAGCAGTAGACCATTCTGCTAATATTTTAAATTCTGTTATTCCAAAATTTTCATAAGTATCTAAAGCACCTTCATTGTGTGCCCTCATTATCTCAGTACGTGCTATTGTTTCTGCTCTACGTTTACCAATACTATTTATTGAATTATTTAATTCTCTAGCAATTGTTAGAGCACCATCCCCCCTTGTGAGTCCTCCTGTTAATACTCTCTGCATATCTGCAGACATTGATTCTGTTACATTTTTTAAATCTGTAAAAACTCTACCAGCTAATAATTTTACTTTGTCAATAGTTTCTGGGTGAGCAAAAGCAGAGGCTAGAAATTCCTGTCTTGTACCTAAATAGAAATCAGAAACACTACCTTGTTTACTAAAATCTATAATCGGTTTTTTTAATTCTGTGAATGCTCTACCTGCTCCCTTTCTATATCCCTCTTCTATGTAGGCATACCAGTAAGCTTCTTCTAATACTGCTTTTTCCAGAGGGAGAATATCTAACGAGACTTCTTTTTTTAGCCACTCTTCAAATAGCTTTACTTGTTCTGAAGTAGTATTAAATTTCCATCTCTCATTAAAAGTAAGCCTATCTCTTCTTTTTTCTTTTAATCCGAAAACATCTTCTTTATAAACTAGATCAAAAACTTTTGACGCTAAGAGTCTAAATCTTCTACCAAATTCAGAGACTAATTTTTTTCTTAGTGTAAAAGTTCTACTAGGATCTACCTTTCCCGGTTCTATTGTTTTTTGAGCAGCATTAGTGACTAGTTTACATCCTGATTCACACATTACTTACTCCCTACTAATTCTTCCTCATTTTTACTAGTAGTTTTTGCTTTGTCTTCCTCATCCAACATCTCATCTTTGATATCAAAATCACTTTCAGAATCTCCTGTACCTAAAGCAAATTTGTTTAATATTTCTTTTGCTTCTTCTAGGGAGTAATCAAGTTCCTTAACCAGATAATCAAGAGCAGACATCAGAGTATCAGCAATATCACTTTGTACAAAGCTTGCCATTGATTGAGTACGTTTTAACAAGATGTTAGATTTCTCATCCTCGTCTAATGCATTAAGATCAGGCCATTCTACGAAGTAACCTTGTTTAGGTTCTGGTAGAGCACCTACTAAAATTAGACGATCTACAAAAGGGCAAATAATTCTAGGGGTAATATTTGTTTTCTGTCTATAAGATAACCTCTTGTTCCATGCTTTTTCGTCTTGAGAAGATGACAGTTCTCCTCTTTCACTGCCCATAAAAATTCGTTTAGGAATTCCTTTTTCAATACAGATAGCTGTTAGTTGCACATCAATTTGTGGAGAAGGGTCTACTACCTGTGGTGCTAATGTTTTGATATTCAAACCAAGTCCTAGTAAGTGTCTTTGCAATCCCTCACTATACTCTTGCATTTGCATTCTAATAGCATCTTTATCTATTTCAAGAATTTCATTTTCACCTAATTCAGACTGTGTTTCAAATGCAAATCCCGGAAAAGCTCCTCTCCAATACATTTCAGCAGAGCCGCCATACAATTTAATCAAGTCATAGAGTCTGTTATAAACTGCCTGTTGCCTTGGTACACCAAATACTTCAGACGAACCTAAGTTATCTGCTATGTGAATGACCCTAGTCCAATGTACTTCTAGGACTTCCTGAAGAAGATTAACGTTAGAATCTGTGCTTGTATTTGGATCTGTTACAGTGATTTGATATCTTGTTGGTAATCCATATCTAGGATTTCTTTTTTCTTTTTCCCAACCAACTATTTGGACCAAACTTTCATCAAATACACGTACATAGTTTAGATCATAGTTAGCAGTGCTGATTCTTCTTCCCTTACTATTTAAATTTCGGACTGGCTTTGAAAGTTCTTCTTCACCATCACTGAAACCTAAGAGCATACAACCAAAAGTACCAATTCCAGATAGAATATCTGCTCTTTTCAGATACTCCCAGACTCTTGTATTATCTTCTGATCTATACCAGCTTTTACCCTGTAGATTATTACCTAGATTCATCCACGCTGTTTCAAAAGGTGTATTTGTATTTTTATCTGATTCTAAGAGATTAGGAAATAACATCCATGATTCTTCAGGTAAAACTGTTACAACTCTTCTAGCAATAGCTTCTCTGTCATAAAATCTTCTGTAGTCAGCAACACCTAGTTCATCTAATCCGGGATAACCACATTCTTTATAGGTCTCCCTTCTTAGCTCCCAGATCTTATTAAAAAATGTAGATCTACTTCTTAGTACGTTATGAATAAAATCGAGTCTTTTTTCATAAGCAGCATTGCTTATAAATTGTCCTTTTTTATTCCTTAGTTTATTTTTACTAGTAGAAATCATTCTATCTTACTCCTTTAAGCACCAATTAAAATTTTATTCTGTTTTCTATGTAGTAGAAAAGTACCCATTACTAAAGAGTCTGCGGAGTCAGGTGACCTACCTAACATTTCTGTAATAGTTGTGTCTTTATCCTTATCAGATTTTTTATTCTTAGGTGGTAAATACATTCTTCCTTCGGAATCGTACAGAAGAGGCATTACATTTAATTCTTCTCTTAACTCAGTATATTTTTTAGGAATTCCAAAACCGCCTGAAATATAATTACCGTCTGCTCCATGAATATGGTTCATAGGGTCCAAGTAATGACTTCTCAAAATTCCGTACATCTCTGCTCTACGGTTTTTGTACGTAGTTGTTATCTCGTTAATACTTTCTTTCTTCTCTCTTGTTTTTTTCTGTCTGTAAAATCTATTTGGATCAGTAGCAGAGTCACCAAAGAAAATAGTTTTTACTTTGTAGCCCATCTTTCTAAGTTTGTCAGCGTATTGTTTACCTCCACCTCCTCTATCGAAGCACCACATAGAGGAAGGAATACCAAATAGATTTCCTAATCTAATAGTTTCATCTGGAATGATTGACGTATCTGGTGTTTTCTTTAATACCCATTTCAAAATTCCATGCTCATCAATGATAGTCCAGCACGTATTACTCCATCCTTCACCGCCATCGATAGTAAGTACCTTAGCTTTTCTCTGACTGAGATAGTGTAGATTGTATTCATAAATTTCATGAGATTTATCTAACCACTCATCTGGATAGAGTCTGATTTTATCACCTTTATAGAATCTGGCGTGTAAGCAGACCTCTTGCTGAATCTCATCCCATACAGCTAAATTTTTTTGATACTCTTCCCAGTCTTTGACACCTTCGATGATGATTTCACCTGTTGGAGTCTTACCTTCCTGAATCTGTTTTTTGGCAAGTTTGACGTTTGGCGATTCATCTGCAGAGATGTGAATTATCTTTCTATGAAATCCGTTACCAGAAGGTCTGGGTATATCTCCTCCCTTATCGTCTCCTGCCGGATCTCCTTCCACAGCATGAAAAAAGAAGTTATTGCAAGGCCACGTATTACCGAGTATGAGAATGCGATTTGCCCACGTACTACCTTTTTCATAGTAGCCATCTTTGACGCTGGAAGCCTCGTCAATGACATAAAGAGTCCTTGGTACTCCGTCGCCTGTTTTTGCGACGTGATGGCCTTGTAGAGCGGCAATAGTGAGGTCTGAAGCTACCATCCCTTTGACATAGCTCTTAGGGCATTCCTTACCGCTATGAAATTTCTTCAATTCCTTCTGATTGATGATCAGATTTCCACCTTCTTTATAATCTAGTGGATATTCTGACATCTGTATAAAACTGTGAATTTCTCCCCAAAGAACGTCTAAGTGATCGTCTTTAGCGGATGTGGTAACTATCCTGCATGGTTGTCTCGTAAGAAAAAATAAGAGTACCGTGAGACCTGCGATGAAGTCTTTACCGAGCATATTGCCTGCCGGTACGATAGTTACATCATTCTCAAATGATGAATAGAGAATGTCTCTCTGCTTAGGGTAAATCTTAACTTTAGGCCATAGTACTGATACTAGCTCTAAAGGATCTACAGTTTTAATTGGAGTTCTAGCAATCAAGCGAACTGACCTTTAGCTGTCAAACATAGTTTTAGATACTGTCTCCTTTCTGTTTTCCTGAGTGCTTAACAGCAATGATCTAATTTCAACAATCGTATTCTCTAAATCTTGCTCAACTATTGCAAGTCTTTTTCTGTCTTTTCTTCCTCTCATTATCTCAGATTTCAAACTCTGTCTAGTTTTCATTAGGACTAACATCAGGTGTATCTGACTCATCAAGAGGCAGGTCGAGAAGATCAATAGGACGATCAGGCATACTGAGTACATCATTTTCTTCATTTTCCTCTTCAGAATTTACTAGTAAAAATTTAACATACCTAGCTCTGATTAAGTTATATCTGTTAGTAAACTCTTTGGATAATTCACTATGGAATTTTAAACCCATATAAGGATTTACTGTTGCTTTTTCCCCTAGAGTAGACGTAAGAGTCTCAATACTTAATCCTTTTAGCATCAGTGGAAATTCAAAAAAATCAGTGAGAGTGGATAACTCTGAATGCTCTACACATAGATTTTCTACCTCAATAATAAATTGTCTTAGCTTCTGATTATTGATGAGGCATCCCGTTAGTTCTTCCTGAAGAGAACTATTCAGTCCTTTAAGCTGTTCTTTAGTGTCTTCTGCAAAATTAGTATTTTGTAACTCTCTGAAGGTTATCTTACTATCAGATTTTAATAGTAGATATTTTATTATCAGAACCAAGTTAGTTACTACTAAGATTGCCATAGTTAATTCTGTACTCATTACATTTAACCTTTTTCTAAATTAAAAATTTGTTTACATCTATTACAGACTTTATTCAGATCTACTATATCTAAAAATTCTGAGTGAGGTTCCAGAAGAAAACCACATTCACAGCCTCTTTTATTCTCATTAGCTACATTTATTAAATGATATATTTCTTCTACTTGTGATTTATTTTTTACACAACGAAACCTAGCATCATTATTAGTGTGTTCAGAAGCTAGTTGAGCAATTTGTTTTAAGACATCTCTGTAGATTCTTACTTCTTCTCTTTGATTCGCATTAGTTTCTAATAATACTTTGTTTCTTTCCTCTAGTGTTTTTATTAAAGAGTCTTTTAGACCTATCTTGTTTTTTAACTTTTCATACTCTTTGTCTAGAGTGTTAAAACTCTTTTTCCAGTCAACATCTTTTGTTCTTACTAAGAGTATACCGAGAGTAATGCAAGCTGTCAGAGTTATTAGTAGTGAGTAGCAAATAAAAAATGTAATCACGCTGCTCCCTCCTTCAAATCTGTCTCTTCAACTTTGTACGTTGCTAGATCTTCATTGTAGAATGTTAGCTTATAATCTAATGCAAATTCAGGTACATTATTAGAGTCTAGTTTGTGTAGTTGACCTCTAAAGGGAAGTGAACCATCTACATCTATTGTGATAAATTTTAGAGGTAGATGACTATATATGTAGTAAGCTTCATAGATTCTATGTTCTGTTCTTTCAAGATCAGTTATAAAATCACCCGTATGAGCAGCTACTCTGATACTCGATCCTTTAGCAGTTGCTATAGCTAGGTCTGTATCAGCAATATCTTGTGCCTCTTTTTTTGTATTAGATAATGTGGAATCGCAGTAGTTACGCAATTTCCTGACACATTCATTAAGTGCTGTTTTTACCTCAACGAACTCAATCATGGATCGAATGTAATCACCATGAACATCTTCCTCTTTCAATTCAGGTTCAAAAATATTTTCAATTCGATTAGCATATATCCTTAGCTCATTAACATTCGTGCTCATTACTACTTTCTTACATAGTTAGAGGATCATCATCACAATCACCTTCTACAGGTGTAAAATCATTTTCTCTCAGACAATAACAACAATAGTCTGGAACATGCTCTATGTGGGGAGGTACAGCAAATTCATTCTCACAATATGAGCACCTACAAATAATCCAGTCATCATGAGAACCTGTTAGATAATACGTAAAAGGAATTTTTTCTATGAGTTTACTCTCACGATTGTAGACTATGTAGGAGTCACTAAAGAAAGACTTTTTTTGAATGTCTACCACACCACCTGTAATAAGAGTTACTGTCTCACCGGGAGTACATTCACCTAGAGTTTTCTTTCTTCTCTTCCTCATTACATCCCCCTTCTCTGAGAAGAATTTCATTCATAATTTTATGTCTCTCTTCAGATTGCTCTGTTTTTCTTTTACATCTTTTTTTCTGATAGTGTATAGGAACTAAGATTGCAGTCAGTAATAAAATACCACTAATGACTAGATCTATCATTACCACCATCTCCAAGAGGAGTCAGGTTTCCAATCTGGATTAACTTCATCCAGTCTTATTATTTCTTCAACTACTCTTACTGATCTCGGATCATCTGTATAATTACTCATTCTTTTTTAACTACTTCTAATAGTAGCATATAATTTATATTACTATCTCTTTTCTTCATCTCATATTTTATATACTCAGTACAAAGAAACTTTTTGACTTCCTTTTTTAATTTATTCAACCTTAGAACTACTTCATCATAAGCTTCTACAGTTTTAGATAATTCAAACAAATCATTTTCTGTTACTCTAATTCTTAGAGAATGGTCTACTGTTTTAGCACTAAATAGGATGACAGTTTCTCCGTCTCTTTTAGTTTCACCAACTACATTAGTAATTACTACTTTTTGTATTTGATTAGTAAAACTAATATGTAGCATTTCTCTACCGTCAATATAAACTGTCATTCTCTGCTCCTGTTTTTTAAAACAAATTTACCTCTTATTATTTCAGCATACCCCTCATCTACGCATTCTTGTTTTAATTGATCTAATTCTATTTTAGTAGTTAAATAAAGTCCTAAAAATACTCCTGTTGAAATAGAGT